CATGAATGTTCCTTAGTGTTTAGGATTGAATTCGCAGCCAGTGACTTGGCACCAGCCGCATAGAGGCGTTGATGTGGGGTTCCACACATCGTTTGAGAAGCTGCCCTCAAGCCGCGCTACACGCTCACGATACTTCCACCAGACAGCTTCGGCTTGGCTGCGCTGCATCTGCATCTTGACCATATCATCCTTGACAATGAACAGCAAGGCGCTGTTGACTTTGCGGATGTGCGGGAAGTGTACGAACACCATGATGGACATGAGCACGAGCTGGTCACGATCAGGGTACTTGTTGTTACCTGTTTTCCAGTCGCCTACCCATGCTGTCAAGTTGTCGTCGTCAAGGATGAGGATGTCAGCAATCCCGCGCACCCACACGTCCTTGGCTTTGAACCCAGTAGGGTGTAGGTCAGCCGTAACGCCCATCTCGTACTCAGCCAGCACCCGCCCGGGCTTGGCCAGCAAAGCGTCCACCACGGGCTGGAACTGCGCGTACTTCTCAGGAATGGGTGTGCCTTTCACAATGTAGTCTTCAATGGTTTTGTGCACCGCTGTGCCGTACCGTGTGGCGTCAGTCTCTTGGAATGGGTACTTCTTTAAGACTTTGACCTCGTGGTAGCGACGAGCGCACCCCTCGTAGTCCTTGAGCGCACTGTGACTCCATGTGACTTGCTTCATTTGAACTCCGCTGTCTTGATGACTTGGGTCAATCGATTGGCAAACTCAGTGACGAACTTCTCATCGTGGTTTAGCCCGTGCTCACCCATCTCCTCAAGGATGGCGTGAGTTACCTCGTGCCAGAACGTGTCTGCCACCTCGGTGTTGCTGTATCGCTTGCCAGTTGTATTGCTCATACGTCCAATCTGAATTGTCTTGCGGTCGTAATGCACACGACCCATCTCGCGTTTGCGCAGCATGGCCTCGACAACCTCAACCGAATACTGCTTCTTACCTACCCTGATTCTTGTTGGTATCTTCATACTTCTCCTTAAGTTTTTGCTAACCCATACCTACGGTGTGCGCCACCGTCAGCGTCCAGCGGGATACCCGGCATATATGCTGGCTCCATAGTCATCTGCGCCAAAACCCATGTTTTAGCGTCCGCTACTTCTGCGTCAGGAACCACAACGATCTGTTCATCGTGCACTGTTCCCGCCACAAAGTATCTCTTTGCAGTTCTCAACATACCATCCGTCATCACGCATCTCGCTACGCCCTGCGTGACGTTGTTGGTAATCTTTCCTGCGTATATCTTAGTACGGTTTTCACCGTACGTCCACTCTTTTTGTTCCTTGCCTGTCTTCTCATCCTTGACCCGGCGCACGTTTAAGTCAGGGTACAGTAAGCTCATGCCGGATGGCAGCACGATCTCCCCCTTGCGGAAGGTCAGGCACTTGTGTTTGTACTCCTTGCCCTTGTACAACGACTCCTCGATGAGCGAGCCGCACATGTCCCAAAACGCCACGACAGGCGTAGCCGTTGAACGGTACTTGTCGATGATGGCCTTGGCTGCAAGGCAGTGGATCACCAGCTCTTTGGTAGTGCAGGTATGGGGGATGGCTTCGAGCTTCTCGACGTTCACTTCCCAGTCGAGGAATCTCTGTGCCATGTCTTGCGTGACCCCGAGCTTCTTCGCAAAGGCCAAGTCATATCGCTGTGGAGGCGCACCGAGAAATCCGACAAGTAACTGCGATGCAAACGCTGCCCAGCCAAGACCATAGCCGCACCCGAGAAGCGCTGACTTAGCAGATTGGCGTAGGTCAGGATGAGACTCTTTTGAGAGTCCGGGTATGTTAAACATTTGCGATCCGAACGCGGCGTAAGGGTCACCACCTGCCCGAAATACGTCAAGTAGGTCTTCGTAATCCGAAAGCCACGCAAGTACTCGCGGCTCAATCTGCGATAAATCCCCCACGACGAGCTGGTGACCTTTGGGAGCCATAATCGCTTTGCGTAGGAAGCTGCCTCGTTTGAGGTTTTGCATGTTGATGGCGCTGCCTTTGCTTGCAGTCCACCTACCCGAGAGCGCACCATAGTACGAGAGAGGTACTGGTAGCGCACCCCTTTGGCTAATGTCAAGGAACCGCTGCGCACGGGTTCGTTCAGTGGTAGATTTAACCTTAAGACGCGCTTCACAAAGAAGGGCAACGTCTTCACGTTCACCATTGAGAAGCGCTTGAAAGAGGGCATCATTCTTAGCAAGCGCAAGTGCTTCTTTCCCGGTAGTTTTACTGATCTTTGTTGGGGGAACCACGCCGAGGGTTTCCAGTATTGCTGCAAACTGAGGGTTCGACGCAAGTGCAGTTTCTTCCACGCCAAGCTTTTGTAGTAGGGATTCACGTTTTTCTTTCTCATCAAGGATGGCATCGGACAACATGTTGGGGTCAAGCTCAAGGCATGCACGTGTGTACATCTTGAGGGTCATGTCAATGAGGCGCAGCTCTTTGGCGGGGTAGCCAACGACCAGCCGCTTGAATATCTCTTCACACAGAAACACATCGTGCGCACAGTAGTCGGCAAGCTCCTTCTCCATCTCTGGCGTCAACTCGGCGTATCCGTTGGTGTTGTACACAGCGGTGCCTTTGGGCGGCAGGCCGAAGTCCTGCGCCAGCTTCATCAGTGAGTTACCAACCTCCACGCCGCGTAAAGCTCGCGCCATTGATAACGTGTCGAAGATGAAGGCTGGATGTACAGCGTAGACCCACTCCATAATGGATACATCGAACTGTGCGTTGTGGGCAAGCACTGCGGTGCGTCCCCAATCGACCCCATCAAGGTACTCACGTAGCTCATCGTCTCCGTACCATCGAACAGGCTCGTCACTTCCGTACTCATGGACGCAAGCTCCGAATGCTTTGAAACTCTCATGGCGTATGTACTCCTCGGTTGTCATCTTTGACAGGGTGAAACCAATACTGGTATCCCAATAGGTCTCGAAGTCGATCGTCAATATGCGGTCGTATGGAGCGCTCAATTAAACATCTCCTTGGGGGGTGCGTCCATGACCAGTGCGTGGGACATGATGTCCGCTGCATCGCGCAGTATCTCGGCTGCATCCATATCGCTGGCGTTAATGCCCAGCAGTGCGGTCATTTGCTCGTTCATGCGAAACGAAATCACGGCCATACCTGTGGCCCCCTCGCCGTAGCAGTCCGCCAGCATCGTCAAGATGTGTCCCAACTGGCGGCGTTCATCGTTGTTGATCTTTTCAAGGCGAGCAAGCGCCTCGCGTGACAGCTTGTTCATTTCATCGTCCATGTCATCCATGTAGCATCTCCAGTAGTTGTTTCAGTTCTTCAAGGCAGTCCTCACGCGCAATGAATGTGAACCCGCCGTGGTTGCATATGGCCAGCAACTCGCGCTCTTGCAGCGCAGTGGTCTTGCCCTTGCCTGCCTTGCACTCGATGGCAATGAAGCGCCCGTTCATGCAGCCGATGATGTCCGGTATCCCAGCACGGCCAAAGCCTACGCCGGGCGGCATGAAGTAGTAGATACCCATCGAGTCAAGTATCTTGCGTACGGAGGCTTTTACAGCTCCTTCAGGTGTTGCTGCCATCAGTAGCCCCGCACTTCTTTGAGTTTCATCAGGTAATGTCGGGCTTTGCCAGTGTCGTCTGAATCTTTCTTGCCTTGGCGCATCGCATACTTAATCACGTTGCCTTTGAGATAGCCCACGAACTCCTCGCGGGTCATCACGGCTTCCATCACAGCCCACGGCTGCATTCCCATGTCTTTGTAATGCGTGCCGCCAACCTGTATGTCGCCAGCGGCGGTGCTTTTGTACCACTCCTCCCTGAACAAGTCCATCTGTGCGTCTGTGGGTATCGGTTGTTTAATCATTTTTCTTTCCTTGGTTTTGGTGTGTCTTCGGGTACGGGTACGCAGGCATACACGGCTGCGTATTGTCCACGTTTTGGTGCGGTCCAACGGTCAATGTAGACGCCGTACATATCTGGTATCGCCCTGCGCACTGCATTGGGGTCAGCGTCCAGCCTTGCGGCAATCTCATTGGCGGTCAGGCCGTCTTCTGTTTGAAGCAGCAGGTCACGTATTTCCTTGTGTTTACTGATGCTCACTCTTGCTCCTTGTATGTCAAGTTAAAAGCTTTTTCAATCTCAGGCAGCATCTTGTTAAACAGCGCGGCACGATTTACATCAGGCGGCGGTGTTCGGTCTTGGTGCGGCACGGCAAAGTCAATACCCACATGGATGGCAAACTCTTGCATCACACCTTCGTACAGTTCACGAGGCGTACACCACCACTCTTCGCAGCAATAGTGATCTTGCTTGTCCACAAATGCCAGCATCTTGGCTTTCAATTCTTCTTCAGTCATTCTTACTCCTTGTTAAGTTTTGCCCACTCTTCGTCAGTCACGAAAGGTATTGGGCTTGGTTTAAACATCACTGCTGGCAGTTGCCGCATCACTTGGTTTACTTGGTCATCTCGTAAGCCTTGTTGCTCTAGCGCGTAGCGCACAGCCATCATGCGGACACGCGCTTCCATTTCTATCCTGTTAAATTCGTCGTCTTCGTAGTCAGTCATGATTTAACTCCTTGAGTTTGGCCTCAATAGCCTTCATTAAATCCACGTCATCGTGTGAGGGGTCGCCCCACTTGACTACATCACGCCAAATTTTGCTGCGCTCCTTATCCGTCAATCCTACCCATGTGCGCTGTGTCAAGTGGGTGTAAAGGGGTGTATAACTTTTAAGACCAATTTCTTGTATTTCATCTTCATCTAAACCGCCCCACTCAAGTGATTTGTAGCCATCATTCTTTTCCCATATACACGCCACAGGTTCTTGGTCTGGCTTGGCCATTAATTCATCCAACAGTTTGTTCAACCGCGCTAGATTGATGTCAGCATTGTGCGGAGCGCCAAACAACGCATACAGTTCGGTAATCGCCGTGCTTTTTTTTGAGGGCTGTACACCTTCCGCCTCCAGCGCCAGCTTCAATGCTTCTTTGTCAGTCATGCTTGTCCCCTTGATCGAATGGCATCTGCACAGTCAATACAAGTCACATCCCACATTGACTTGTCTGTGTCGCTGTATATATCAGGTGCTATCAGTTCGTCACACACTTTTGCACACGCCTCACGCTCGGCTTGTACAGCTTTTTGTACCAACACATTTATGTTGTCTCCAACTGCCGCCAGAACCAACTTGGCTGCATCATCTACCGGGACGTCAGGGTTGGCCCAAATCCCATCAACGGATAAACGCAAAACTTCTGTTGCGGGTTCACTGCGAAATGTGATGGTGTTTGGCTCATAGTCCAACCCCAACTCACGGGCGTCCTCAGCCTTGACATCCAAGGCAATCTGGCGTTTGCGCCATCCTGAATCAGTCATCACAGTTCTCCAATCCTTCTTTGGCGAGGTCAAGAAGTCGACTTAAATGGTCGGCGCGTAAACACACAGACCACCTCCCGGGATCATGATGTTTATAACCGAGATGTGTTTCAACGCGGCATCCATCCAACATTGAGTCAAACACTTTGTACTCTATGTACTCAAGTAGTTTTTGGTCAATCATGCTTAACTCCTCAGTGGATACGGGGGAAACGGCCACCCGTTATCGGGCCATTGGTCTTTGTTCATGTCCGCTCCATTTCTCTTTTATGTGCGGCACACTCTCGTGGTCAGGCCATGCAGCAACCAACACATTGCAACAGCGATCACACAGTCCATCGTGGTTGTGCAGTCCCTCATGCGTGTAGTGCCAGCATCGCGGGCATTTGGTGTAATCAGGGTCGCTCATCAACGACTGAACCAACGCCGTGGGTTGTGGACATGACAATGCTTCGTACTGCGTGTCAGTCATTTCTCCCTCGCTTTCAGCATTGCGTCTGCCATTTCATACGCTACTTTTGCAATGTAATTGCAGCTTGCACGGGGTATCTCAACTTCAACCATCATTCCTTGCATCGCCTTGGCTGCAAAGTAGTCGCGCAGGGTCATGCCAGCGTGAGCCGGATAAGAGATGTCACCATCAACGTCATCAACGCTGTGGGGTCTTGGAAATGCTTGTGGGTTGTTCATCTTTTGCTCCGAGCCTCGCGGCACAGTTGTTTAATCTCAGTCGATATGTCTGGTGAAAACTCGGCAAGCGAGCAGTCCACCTTCTTGGCTTCATGCAGTGGCGGGTACATCCAAGCGCACAGGAAGATCACGCTCAAGAACATTACCGCCATGCAAATTAGTGCAAGCTCTTTAAACACGTTGTCCATTTCATGCCCCAAACAATTTCTTAAGTTCGTTGTACAGCTCGCGTGCTTGGTACACAGTTAATGGGTCAACAATACGTTTAGGGTCAAAGGTATCTTGCGCAAGGGTTGCGGCCAAGGAGTCAATGCCTTGAGTCTCTTGGGCAGGTGGTTGGATGTGCAAGTCTTGAATGCCCTTGCTCTTGGCCACAACCTTCAGCTCGTCTACGCGTTTTTTAAGGCGGCTGATTTTGGCACTCGGTGTGGCCCCCATCGGCTTGTATTCAGACCCCACGGTGCGGTAAGTAAGGCCGTTTTTGATGAGCTGGTTGTCTCGCCATAATTGAGACACCACGGATGTGACGGAGCTTGGCTTAAAACCCTTTTTTTCCATACCATTGGCAATCATTTTGCACGTCAAGCCGGGGTTGTTCATGATGAAGCTGAACGTCTCGCGCATCACGTTGTTTGAAACACGGGGCATTATGAATGTTCCTTTTGTTTTGTTGACGTTTGCAGGAGTGCCTGCATCCTCGTCATCCCATTCGTTGAGTGTGGTCTGTACAAGTTGTTGTACAGGGGCGGGAGCACGCAATAGGGCAGCGCTCAAAGCAGATTTAATATCGGGCATGGTTACTCCTTAGTGTGGTTTAGTGGCGGCAAGGGATGCAAGGTCGAGGGTGCGGGCAAAGAGCCACTTGTCCCCCAGTATGCGGATGCTTCGCGCCCATTTGCGTTGGTTGGCGCGGTTGATCTCACGCGGGGCGAGATCGGAGTTATACAGGCGGCGTGCCTGTGCTAAGCGTGTCGTAATCATTTTTAAAATACTCCTTGGAAAGATATTATTTGTCCAGCATTGGACATAAGTCAATGGGTTTTTTAAATTTATTTTTAAGGCCTCCAGTAAAGGATGTCGAGCGCCGCCACGATAAGTGCCAGCAGAAAAACAATG